TGTTTATATCTTGCTCTTTCAATACTAATTACATAAAAATCATTATTATTACCACTACCTGTAAATGAAGTTCCAAATATAAAATTAGATTCTTCATCCTCCAATACTAAAGTTCTATATTGACCATAAATTGTAGTAGTAGGTGAAACATTAGGAACTGATGAGTCAAAGTTAATACCTCCACCACCTAGTTTATTACCATAAGCAATTTGAAATTGTACAGAAGCAGTATCTTGAGTAGAAGGAGCGTTATAAACACTTAAATAATAAGGACCTGATACACCTTCTTTTTGTATTGATGAAGTATAATATTCATTTAAAGAAGGAGAGTTATTACTCCAAACTGTAGAAGTTACTGAATCTGAACTTACTACAAAATCTTCCGAGTCTAAAGGTTTAAATGCCATAATCTATTAAGTTAATGATTGTTTAGTTATTGTTACTGGGATAGTTAATCTTGCTCCACTATCTAATCCTACTACTGTAAGGGTTGATCTTAATTGGGAATTTGAACCAAATAAAGTATTAACAGTAGTTGCAGTAATATTAATTTGTGTACCTATTACTGTTTTAGAAACACTAGTTCCAATTGTTTCAGTAGCATTTTCATTAGCTGCTGCAGCTGCTTCAGATTGAATTCCTTGTCCAGAAAAATTACTCATTAATCTAACATCACCAATTGTTGCACTATAACCTGATGTTTCGAATGTTTGTTCATTACCTAAATAGTTAAGTGTTTGTGGTGTTATAGATAATTGAGCTCCTTGTTTTAATGTAATAGCTGCATAACCTAAGTCTAATACAGGTAATTTAGCTGTACCTCTTGGTAATGTTGTAAGTTTATATTTCATTATTTGAAGCTCATCTGGAAATGCTTCTAATAGAGGCATGTTATCAATTGCTTCACCATAGTATGCAGAACCAGATGGGTGATTAGGATTATATAATGTATAATCTATTTCATCATCTCCTAATGCAAATTGTGTAATTTGAAAAGAACCGTCATTTCTTGCTAATAATTCTCTTCCTTTTGTAGTTAATATAGCATCAACTGTTATTACTGCGTTATTTAAATATCCCATTTTGTTTTTTTATATAAATATTGTTATATGTTATAAATATGTATTCTATTAAGACTCTATTATTCCTTTAGAAATTAACTCATTTACTATTATTGAAGCACTTTGTACTAAGTATTCAGTTGGGAAACTTGGGTATAAAATACCTGGAGTAGTAGCTATTTCTAATTCACTAAATGAACCTGTGTAACCATCAGCATTTGGATTATTAAGTGCACCACTACCGGTTAAGGCAAATGAACCTGTACCAACAACTATTCCTTCTGAGATACTAGCACTTGCTAAAACACCATAAGGGAATGGATAATCTAATAAAAGATTATTAGCTGAAACTTTTGGTCTTCTTACTAAAAAGAAATCTTTATTCACTGTTGTAGGTACTACACCATCTAATCTAATTTTTAATTGTCCAACAAGATTATCAGCACCTGGAGCACCAGAACTTGAAATATTTTCTGATGGAGCAAATACTTCGGTTATAGTATAAGTGAATGATTCATTATTACCAAATCTAATTTCATCACCTTCTTGTAATTCTAATGGATCTTCTATTCTACCAAAATTTGTACCTACAGGTTCTATTCCACCAGGGAAGTATTGAGAAGAACCAGGAATATAAGCTATTTCACCCTGTCTAAATGAGGTACCATAAGCTTCATTCATATTAGAAGAAGACATTACTAAGAAATTACTGCCTGAATTAGCTGAAGAACCTGTATAAACCCAAAATGGTGCTTGAGCTTTATTAGCTTCATCAAGTAAGTAATCAGCAGCTCCTTGAACTCTAATAATAGTTGGTGTCATTGCACCAGTATAGGTATTAGGGAAAAAGAATCCTTGTTGATAACCACGTGAAGAATCTACAAAATTACCTGTGAGTCTCCATCTAATAATATCCGAAGTACTTAATGTTCTATTTCCGGTATTACCTCTTATAATCCATTCAACTCCTATTATTGGTAAATGTTGTTTTGGTCTAGATTCCCTAATAATACCTAAGTCATACATAGTTTCATACATTTCCCAATCAATTGAAAATTGTAAACCTTTTTTAAATACAGCTCTCGTATATTTATAGTTATTTTGAATAGCACCCTTACTTAAATTAATATCTGGGTCTTCAATTAATTCATAATCAAACCAACCATATTGATCAACATCTTTTAATAAAGTTACCCCACCTATATCAGTATAAATTTTTGCATCAATTCCTTCTAAATTAAAAGGTGCTACTGTGTTTAGTGTAGAACCTGTATACATTCTAAGTTGAACTCTTAATTCATCTCTTCCCCCTCTTTCATTAATAGCAGTAGTAACAAATGAATGTTGGAAAGAAATTACTTGATCCGAAACAAAATCACTATCGGTTATTTGAACACTACCAGTTATACCTGTACCTGCCCAAGTTGATCCAGAATAAACTTGTTGTGAACCTGCAGCAGAAGAAGAAACTCCTGGATTTAACCAATAATCAACTTCAGTTACTGGTTGTGATGTATTAGCTGTGGTTTCTCCTTCCCCTATACATCTATAAAATCTTATACTTTGTGAATCCTGATTATCATATCTAGAAATATAACCAGAACCAGATAGGGGAATTGTATTAGTATAATTATCTCCTGAATTTTGAGAATACATTATTGGAGAATAATATTTCATTATTTTTTGAATTTTTAATAATTCATTAGTACCTACAAATTGTTCTTTTCCCTGTTTTAATGCTAATTTTGCTGATGTTTCTTCTGGGAATACTGCTTTAAATGTATCAATACTTAAAGCTTCTAAAGAAGGAGGTAAGGCATTACCTTGTTCATCTATTAAATAATTTAAATTAACTCTTGTTACACCATTAATATTAGGATAAGGATCTGATAAATCATTAAAATAACCGAAGAAGGCATTTCTTAATTCAACAGTAGGATTTTTACCATAAGTCCCTTCATCCCCAATGCTCCAAACATTTAATAATCTACTCGTAGATTTTGAACCAACGTATCTTGGTATAATTGAAGATGTTGCTGTGTAATTAGAATCAGGTATAGCGGCTTTTACTGCTGTATTAGCTAATATTTGCTCTTGGTTAACTGGTATAATAGGACCAGATTCATTATTATAATCTACTCTCATTAAGAATGAACTATCTCTTTGAGCATTAAAGTTATTTAATAATGGTTGGCAATCTAAAGCTAAACTAAAAGGTAAAATATTAGCACCAAAATAGGTTGATATAATAATACCCGTATCAGTTGGTTG